GTGCATTGTGGGGTGCATTTGAGTTTTATGCTGACTACAAGAAGATGAAAAGACAGATTAGTGAGTATGTTGCTCCTGATCTTGGCGAGTTTGATAAGCGATTAGCGGTAATTGAAGAAAATTCTCAAAAAACAACCGACTATACAAGGGATATTAAAAATGATATTAAACAAGATTTGCGCAGACTTGAAAGTGTTGTTGAGCAAGTTGAAAGAAGCTCTAAACAATCTCAAAGAGAAACTGAAAAAGACATTAGAGAACTTCGCAAAGAAGTAGACAACAAGATTAAGAAGGCTTTAGATAACCCACTATCAGGTAAGGAATAAGTATGCTGTCATTAATTTCAACACTAGGCGGTTTGCTAGTATCTGGACTTCCTAAATTAATGGACTTCTTTCAAGATAAGTCTGATAAAGCCCATGAGCTAGAGCTCTCTAAGATGCAGACTGAAAGAGAACTGCAAATGATGGAAAGAGGCTTTATTGCTCAAGCTAAAGTTGAAGAAATCCGCACAGATCAAGTAATGATGCAAGCGGACATGGAGATGACTAGGGCTGCATATGAGCATGATGCTAAAGTCTTAGATAAGGCTGCTCCTTGGGCTGCTACTTTTGTAGCTACAGTTAGACCACTAGTCACCTACTTATTTGTTGCAGAACTATTCTTGATTAATATTGGTATTTTGACCTATATGTTCATCCATAAAGAGCTTATTACTAATGTCGATGACTTTATCAAAGCTACTGATATTATCTTCTCTGAAGATGAAATGGCTATGCTAGGTGCTATTATTGGCTACTGGTTCGGCTCTAGAGGATGGCAGAAGAAGTGAATATAAGTGATAAATGCCTAAAGATGTTAGTTCATCATGAGGGTAAGCGCAATAAACCATATCGTTGCCCAGCCCTACTTTTCACTATTGGTGTCGGTCATGTTATGTATCCAGAGCAAGCAAGGATACCTATGGCAGAAAGAATGAATTTTCAGATAAAGCCACAAGATGATAGGTTTTACCCTGATGAAGAAGTATTTGAAATACTTAAAAAAGACTTACAGCGCTTTGTAAGTGGTGTTATTAGGTTATGCCCTGCTACTATCAATAATCAAAGCCATTTAGATGCCTTGACATCCTTTGCATTTAATGTAGGATTAGGAAATTTGCAAAAAAGCTCTATTAGAATGAAGTACAACCGAGGCGATTATGAAGGTGCTGCTGAAGGTCTTTTAGAGTGGAATAAAGCAGGTGGTAAAGTATTAAAAGGGTTAGACAATAGAAGAAAAGATGAGAAAGCCTTATTTTTGTCATAATTAATTAGGATACTAGGCAGATGAAATTAGTCACTCCACAAACTGTGCAAGCTATTTATGAGATGCTCATTTGTCTGCCACCATACAATAAATGGAACTTACCACCATCTAAACAAGTAGAGTTTCAGGTTCACAAAGACCCTACTTGCTTGGGTGAGTATGAGCCTGATCCCCATGTCATTCGCATATCAGAAGCTAAGAATGGTCATTTGGATACAGTTATTAAAACAGTAGCCCATGAGATTATTCATATGAGGCTACACCTAAAGCATAGTAAGTCTTGGGATAAGCATGACAAGAGCTTTACAGATTTATCTCATAAGGTGGCTATTACTTTAGGATTTGATCCCAAGGAATTATGAAGGTTACTGATGAAGTATTTATAGCAACTTGGACTGAGTTGCAAAGCCCACAAGCTGTAGCTGATGCCTTAAGTTTAGATTTAAGAGGTGTTTATGCTAGGCGCAATAGGTTAGCAAAAAAAGGCTTTGATTTAAGCAGTAAATACAAAGGTAATCATGGGCAAGAAATTGATATATCTAATATCAAAGAAATTGTTGCTAATAGATTAAAGCAGGTTCGCCATTCTGTGCGCAGAGGTATTGCGATGGAGAAGGGCAGAATCATAGTATTTTCAGATGCTCATTTTTACCCAGATGATGAGACTACTGCTTTCAGAGCATTGTTAGAGTGCATCAAAGAGTTTAAGCCTGAAGTCATTGTTTGTAATGGCGATGCCTTTGATGGCGCTTCTATTAGCCGCCACCCTAGAATTGGATGGGATTCTAAGCCTACAGTTAAGCAAGAACTAGAAGCTGTAACTGACCATATGAATCAAATTGAGGCTGCATCTACTTTTAAATCTAACCTTATCTGGACACTAGGAAACCATGATTCTCGCTTTGAGACATTCCTAGCTGCCAATGCTCCTCAGTATGAAGGAGTACAAGGATTCTGTCTAAAAGACTTCTTCCCTACCTGGCAACCTTGTTGGTCTTACTGGGTCAATGACCACACAGTTATTAAGCATATGTGGAAAGGTGGATTTTCAGCAGGAAGAACAAATACACTCAATGCAGGTGTCAATATGGTGACAGGGCATACTCATAATATGGCTGTGCAACCACTAACTGACTATAGAGGAACTCGCTATGGTGTACAAACAGGTATGCTTGCTAATCCTGATGGTGAACAGTTTGTAGACTATACCCAAGATGGCTGTAAGGATTGGCGCTCTGGTTTTGCCATGCTAACCATTGATCGAGGACAACTTCTAATGCCTGAGTTAATTCAGGTCTGGGATGAAGAAAAAGGTGAAGTGCAGTTTAGGGGTAAGATTTGGAGTGTCTAGTTCCATACAAAATTGCGGAGTTTACGGAACTTATTCTATGCAAATTTTGCGGTAATTAGGTATAAACCCTAACTATCCCACCTAGGTACATTGCAACCGCCACAGCCTCTACAGTAAAGAGCGCATAGTCTTTGGCTACCAACCCCTCAACTGTCCATAAAAAACTGCCTATAAGCCCAAATAAGAGGTTTAAAGGGTATATATTGAGGCTAGTTAGGGCTATACCCAGTAAACAAAGTATAGTCCCTATCCATTTATTCATTTTTGATTAGCTAAAAACTCAGCCATAGTTTGTCTAATAGCTTGTCTTACAATTTCTAGTTCTTCTTCTGATAGTGTGAAGTCAGGATTAAGATTCATTTCTTCTTTGCTTTCTTTATTTCTGTTTGTTTATAAATTTGCATAAGACTAGATACTTTTTCATCTAGCTTGATTTCAATATCTTTCATGATGTCATATGCAGCCCATAGCGCTCCAGACTCATCTTCAAGCAATCTTTCAGCGCATATAGAAATTATAGAGCGACAGCTATTGAGTTTGGTAACCAATTCATCAATTTTATTAATCTCAGTCCAAAAAAAATCTTTGTAGACTTCTTCAAGCTCAATAACTCCTTCATATTTAAGCCCTAATTTATCTCCGCATTTTTTGCAGATTAAAACATTACTCATCTAAATAAACTCCTTAAAAGTATTTCTGCTTGGATTACAGCTATCCTGTGTTGTTTTTTTACAACAAAACTACCATTAGGCATCTTTGCTTCCAAAAGTTTTTTAAGCCTATCTGCCAAATCAGGTGGATAAATAATCATATCGGATTGAACAGCCAATGCGCTGCATAGTCAGGTCTAGGGGTGAACTTTGTAGTTCTTCTTAATGGTTCTCTTTCTTTTAGTCTAAATTTCTTGTTGTATTCTTCTTGACTAAATGCCAATGGCTTTGGCGCATCTGGCATATTTCCTGTCATATAAAAAACTGTGAACTGACCAACAGATCTTTCATACTTATGAATATGGATCTTCTTAAAGAAGCGCATCTCAGTAATATATTTGCATACTGACTTAACAGACATACCAACTGCATCTGCCATTTGATGCCTATTCATTGGCTCTGTTTTCATTCTTTCAAGCAAATACTCAATTCTTTGCTTTTTGTTGTAATCTTTTTTAATCATATAAACCTTTCAAAACTGGGCTACTAACTAATGCTTTCGCCCATTGTTAGTTAGAATGGGACATCTGACTCTAATTCTGCTACTGGCGCTGTAGGGTTTTGACCTACTTCTCGCTTCTCTAGATCAGAGAAATAAATCCATCCATCAAAAGGCACAGGCAAAGATTCAATCTTTAGCATCTCACCTTTTTGAGTTTCCAATAAAACACCTACATTGACATAGCGAGTTTTTTCTTCACCCTGCTTGTTTGTGTAAGTGCCTGCCTTAGCTTTTAGTTGTTTCTTGAATGCCATCTTTTAAACCTTTCAATTTATTTACTGTTTCATTTACTTCATCTAAAAATACTACTACTTCTTCTTCGAGCTTTGCAATATAGTCATCATCCCTATTTACCCTGACAACAAACAACTGCAAATCCTCTGGAAGCCTTGGATCAAAAGATACAAAGTCACACCATTGGCGGTTCATCACAGCCATCTGAGTTTGCATCTGAGGAATATACTTAGTAGGTGCTTTTCCGCTTAGTAAAGTAGAAAGATGAGTCTTTGAATTAGGACACTTAATCTCGATAAGCCCATCTTCTCCAATAGCACCATCAGGAGAGCAACCAAAATTAGCAATGGTAGGATGGTCAATAAACCCATGCTCATCCACAAGATTACCAGTTTGAGCTTCATAAGCCATGCGAGCTTGAGGTTCTGTATCTGTTCCCCATTGCATAGCTTCATTCTGATAAAACTCCTGTTGCTTGCCAGTCAATCTTTCAAGAACTAAATCAGCTAAATAATCTGATCGAGTTGCTGAATCTCTCCTAGACAAGACTGCTGAAACTTTACTAGCAGTTACTTTGCCTACCCTGGCTGCATACCATTCTTCTGTGCGCTGTTCCATAAAAACCTTATTTAATATTATTCATATCTTCCAAAATAACAGCTAAATCTCCTGCTAGAGTACCACAGTTTTTAGCTACTTTAGAAGCTGTAGCCCAATCACCTGATAAACAATAATGGTGAAGAATCTTAACTTCTGCCATTAAATCAATCCATACTCCAGAGTAGTCTTTTTTATCATCAGTTCTCATTGCTCATTTCTCCATGCTAGGTGTTTGTAAGTCTGCCATTTTTCAATAAATCTTTTATCTTCGCTAGGTGGTGTCCATCCTAGTTTCTTGAGTGTTTCTCTAATATCTGTCTTTGCTGCAGGAATATATGGCTTATCAATATTGTCTAAGTGGTTCATTGTTCTCTCGCTTTCATCATTGCATCTGCTACTTTATATGCTTCTTCAGCAGTTTTTTGTTGACTCATACCAACACACCATTTGTTTGCTAAAAAATGAGCTGCAAAATAATCTCTTAAATCCATTCCTTCTTCATTATCAAAGCTAACTGCTTGTTGCATTAGTCGTGTATTAGGAAATGCTTTCATGACAACTCCTTCTTCTTCAATTCTTTAGCATCATTGATTAGTTTCAATGCTTCTTTGTCTTTACTTGCTGCGCTATAAGCCTTTGCAAATGCTGTTTTAAGCTCATCCATAGTAGTAGATTTAGCAATTGCTTCTACAAGTTCTGTAGCATCAACTACTGGCTGACTAGCATCTAAAGCATCATGCTCAACAATCTCCATTGCTGTAACCCATAGGTATCTGCGAGTGTATGTCTCTACAGCACCAAGGTTTTGAATTGGATGACAACCTTTTAACTGTGCATCAGCCATTGGGCTAGTAATCTCAATCTTTGATCCATCATCAACAGACACAATTGTTAGTGTTGCTAATTCAGATCCAAAGCTAATAACACCACAAAGACCTACTTTATCAAAGATATTGTTGATAGTAGGCAAAAAGTCACCAAGTTCAAAATACTTATATCCTGCAAACTTATTGTGACCAGACTTTGTAAGCTCTGTGCTTTGTAGCTCAAGACGAGCTTTGTTTAATTTACTATAGACATTCATTTACTTCTCCTTAAAAACCTATTTAAAAAACTGCGCCAAACAAAATATACCGATAAAGACTTACACAATCCTGACATTCTTAATCTGCGGTATTTGGTAATCATTTTTTCTTAGCCTGTTCATCTGGTGTCAATAAAACAACCTTAGAAAACTGTTCGCATTTAAAAGCAGACTCTCCTATCCTGGTAACTCCTGCATATCTGCAATCGTTGTAAACCCTACCAGTTCCATTAAAGACACCATAAATAGCGCCAAGAACAAATCCAAAAACCATACCCCATAAGAAAGTCTTTGTAGTTCTGCTTAGTATGATTTCTTTCATTTCTCACTCGCTTTCTTTAGTAAACCATCTGCAAATGCAAAACTTGCTTCAATAGTTATTTCTTTACATCTTTTAAAATCCTCATCAGATATTTTGTTTTGCATAGATTCATTCATTAACTTCTCTAATAATGGCTTAGAAAACTCAAAAGCAATGTCTAATCGCTTATCAAAGTATTTTGCTTTGTATCGTGGAAATTTCATTTCTCACTCGCTCTTTTTAGTATTGCTCTAGCAAAACTATGCCAATTTAATAACCCCATACTGTGACCTAAATGTTTTTTAGCAACTTCTCTTATTTCCTCATCACTTAACTCTCTTGGTGCGGTGTAAAGTGGAATAGCCTTTGGATAAGCTGATGGTTTTTCTTCTGAAAAGTTATTAACACCTATCCAAGCGTCGTTTTCCCACATCCATGCAACAGGTTCTTGTTTCATTTCTCATCCCATTGAGTTCTTAAGTCCATCTCATAGTTAGCCCTATCATTGGCATAACCTTCCATGACTTCTACTGTGTGATTCCAGACCCATCTGCCTAGAGTCTCAAAGTCTCTGTTCTCTAGCAGCTCTTGTAGTCTTTCACCTTGTTCTTTGCTGGTCTGTTCCATAGCTTCTAGGAAGTTATTAACCTTGCAAGGGTTATATTCATCAGCCATAAAGTCATTAACTAGTTCTTCAAAAGTCATCATCTTCTCCTTAACCAAGTAAACCAAAAGCCCAAAGAACAACAGGCAATACGAAACAAGCACCTAAAAACAAACCTTTTAAAATGTCTTTCATGATTAAACCTTAGTTTTTCTTGCTGTTAATAAACTTGCTTGAATTGGCATATTTAATTTGCATAACAAAATAATTTTTGCTTGATGAGCTGACATTGCAAAAATCAACTCAGATTTATTTGTTTCTTTTACTGTAACTTTATAAAAACCAGTCATTTTTAAACCTTTCAAAACTATTTGGACATTGACAGGTTAAAGAGTATTCCTTACTGATTCCTTACAAAAATGCTTACAATGCAAAAATAATTAGTAAGGAAAACCCTAATGCGAGCAAAAAGAGTTGATATTAACCAGAAAGCCATAGTCGAGCATCTTAGAGCTATGGGTGCATCAGTATTTCACTTGCATGAAGTAGGCAAAGGCTGCCCTGATCTCTTGGTCGGAATAAATAACCAAACAATCCTTGTAGAAATAAAGCGAGATGCTAAAGCTACATTTACACCGCAGCAGATAGAGTTTCAAGGTAATTGGAAAGGATCTCCAGTTATTAGGATTAACTCAGTAGAAGAAGCTATTGCATTTGTAAAAAATATGGTTTAATCTGATCGCTGGCTAGGTTCGCTACCGAAAAGTGGACACCTTCACCCACCTGCCAGCTCCCTACTTAGTGAAGGCTTTTGAAGGAAAGCTATGCACTACTATAAACTCAATATTGCCGATTGGCACTTGGCCACAAGCCATCTCAGCTTAGAAGAAGAAGCTATATATTTTAGGCTTATTAACTATTATTACGATACAGAACAAGCTATCCCAAAAGAAACCGAGTCGGTTATTAGGCGGTTAAGATTGGGTTCTTATACTGCTTTGGTAGAAGTAGTTCTTAATGAATTTTTTGAGTTATCTACAGATGGTTGGCATCACAAACGATGCGATGATGAGATTTCTCAATATCACGATAAAGCAGAAGTCAATCAAATCAATGGTAAAAAAGGTGGTAGACCGAAAAAAACCCAAACGGTTTCCAAAGATAACCCAAACATAACCCTAACCACTAACCATAAACCATTAACCAATAACCAAATAGATACACCTGAAGGTGTGAGTGTGGATTTATGGAATGATTTTCTAAAGCATAGAAAAAGATTAAAAGCAGATGTAACTCCTAGAGTTGTAACAATGCTTATAAAAGAAGCTGAAAAAGCAAAAATGTCTTTATCTGATGTTTTGGAGTTAATTTTATTTAAAGGTTGGCGATCATTTGAAGCATCATGGGCTAATGGTAAGGACTCTGTAAGCAAACAAGCGGATGATAAAAGCTGGCAATTTAGCAATGAAGGCATAGTTGCAAAAGCTAATGAGCTAGGACTTAGATCTGAGGGATTGTCTTATCAGCAACTTAAAGACAAGTGTTTATATGTAATGACTAATAGGGCTTTGCAATGAATAAAGTTTATTGGGGTGACTGTCGAGATTCCCTTCGACTAATGAAAAAAGAAAGTGTTGTTGTTCAAACTTGTATAACAAGTCCACCTTATTATGGATTAAGAGATTATGGTGCTAATGGGCAAATAGGGCTTGAAGAAACCCCTAAACAATTTATTGATAACCTTGTTGAAGTATTTGCTTGTGTTTGGGATATTCTTGCTGATGATGGTACTTTATGGGTAAATCTTGGAGATTCTTATTCCGCAGGTGGAAGGGGTGGTGGTCAAGAAGGCGGCATTCAACAAGGTAATAAAGGTTCTGTTTTGGGAGAGGTTTTTGGCGCATGGAAAGTTGAAGGATTTAGGCCTAAAAATTTGTTAGGGATGCCTTGGAGATTGGCTTTTGCTTTGCAAGATTTTGGATGGAATTTAAGGCAAGATATTATTTGGCACAAACCTAATCCAATGCCTGAGTCAGTTACAGATAGATGCACAAAAGCTCACGAATATTTCTTTTTATTAAGCAAAAAGCAAAAATATTATTTTGACCATAATGCTATTAAAGAACCTGTAAAACAAGATTGGGGTACAAGAGATAGAACAAATGGAAAATATCATAACGAAGGTACAGGATTAACTCCGCATACAGGTTTAGAAAAATCTTATGATATGGCTAATAAAAGGTCTGTTTGGTCTGTAAACACTTCAACTTTTAAAGGCGCACATTTTGCAACTTATCCACCTGAATTAATTG